CATACAACATCCGACTGTTGGCAATGGACAGGGTCTTACCGGGCGAAGAGAACGAGCAAGAAGTAATGAGCGACACCATACAAGTTCTACTGGATTTCGTTGCGTACTTTCGACAATTGCACACGACAGATTTAAGCATTCAACCGAGCGTTACGCTTGAGCCTTTTACCGAGCGATTTGATGACAAGGTAAGCGGACATTCTTGCGTTTTATCAATAACACAACCATACGACTACAACAAGTGTCAAATACCAAACTAAAATGACTGAATCACAGAAACTAATCGGAACACGCGGCTGCAAACTCCTAACGGGAACGGGAGCGTTGACAGGCTTGAAAGGCTACGCAATAATAGCACAAGAAGATACGGTGTTCACTACCTTCGAAGTGGATGGAGTTGATGCCCTTGCCGCCTTTGGACTTTCGGGTGCAACGGTAAAAGCTGGGGCGTACATCGTAGTACCTTCAGGCGATGCCATCACAGCCATCACCATGTCAAGCGGAAGCGTTATCATCTACAACCAGTAAGCCATGCCAGGAGTAGGATTCATAAGACCAGCAGGAGGGGGCTCGTCAACAGGAGGTGGCTCAATATCCGTAGCGTTATCTGATAACGCACCATCGGTAGGCGACACAATTACAATTACTGCAACACCAACAGGCTACACACCTGACAGTTACCTGTACTTCGGTTACGATGGAAGCGGCAACATTGTATTTATTGCAGAACAGGCGAGCAACACTTTTGATTGGAGTATTTCGGTTTCTGGCCTATCTGTTACAGAGATTTACGTATTGGGCGTTGAGAATGGAAGTCCTGATATTACCGCATTTGGCACGGCAGACATTACCATTACAGCTTCTTTTCTTCTTGATACGGCAGAAGGGGCAGGCGCAAACTTTGCTTTTGCATTTTTCAAACTTCGAGCAGCATACACAGGCCCTATTGCACTTATCAGAAGGTCGAGTGATAATGCACAAAAGGAGTTCTACTTTGACAGCAACAATGTATTTAGCATGTCAAGCGAAGACGGTAGTGGCACTTCATTGTCATCTTGGGTAGGGAATGACGCTTTTTATCTTGTCACTGGCCATTCGCAAGACGTAGCAGGCTTAACATTTACGGCCTCGTCAGCCGCAGACCAGCAGCAATTAGGGGCTAATGGCGTGCTATTTGATCTAAACGGAGTTGTTGCGATGGTAGGCAATAATGACAGATATGTAATAAGCACACCTTTAACAGTTCGATCAGCCTTTATTGTCGCTCAAAATGAAGGCTTAAACCAAGTTAATTACATTTTTGGTGGTGTTGGTCAAGGCTTCCATTGGGGCGGAACTGTTGTAACGGGTATAGGTATCTTTGGCTCAAACTCTATTGATTCCACAGTAGAAGACCTCAACCCACACTTAGCATCTTTGTTAACAGACACTGGGGTTTATGTTGACGGTAATCTTGAAGCATCTGGAACAATTAACCCTCTGACCATTACAGGGGTAGGTGGACGTCCTGATGTTGTCAATTTAAGTATGCACGGTAAAACAGCCGTTATCGTGTCGTACGCAACAGACAAGACGGCTGACAGAGCTGCAATTGAAGCTAACATTAACGACAACTTCACAACATCATTATTACCATGATATTAGAATTTGACACGCAGGAACAAGCAGGCGAACGCAACAAGTTTGAAGCGTTTAAAAGAGGTTGCCAACCGCCAACGATCTATTGGTGGTCTCGCGCAACATTCAATGAAGAAACAGGCAAGTGGGATATTGAAGTTGAAGATGGTGATGGGTTGACGGATGAAGAATTACAAAGGGTGATTGAACAATAATAAACAGTCGAGCAATTGGAACTGCAAGACGTAACGATACATGAAATTGAAAGCATTTGAACTTGGAACACTATTAAAGCTTGGACTACCTTACGTCTTCTTTTTCTTCGCACCGATAACTTGGTCAATAGTAGGTATAGGTGTGTTGGTATTCGCAGACGTATTCACTGGAATTGCAGCCGCAAAGAAAAGAGGTGAGCGAATACACTCAAAAGGAATGTCGCGTACGATAGGTAAGATGTTATACTACACCATCGCTATTGTATTGAGTAGGGTAATGGAGTTGACATTTATATCTTGGTTGCCAATAGCACAATTAACAAGCGGTTACATTGCGGTAGTTGAGTTCAAGAGCAACTTGGAGAACATCGCACAAGTCACTGGAGTTGACGTTTGGAATCATTTGAAAGACAAATTTGAAGATAACTTTGGTAGGAAAGGGGCGAAAGACAAATAAGACGTGGTGCAAAGTTGCACCAAAAGAATGTTCTAAACATTGTATAAGAACAGGCCAATGCGACAAATCGACAAAATAATAGTTCACTGTTCAGCTACTCCCGAAGGTAGAGATGTAACTGTTCATACTATACGCAAATGGCACGTTAAAGATCGTGGTTTTTCAGACATTGGTTATCATTGGGTAATTGATATTCACGGGGTGTTGCACAAAGGCAGACACGAAAGCAAATCAGGCGCACACGCTAAAGGCCATAATAGCCGTTCTATTGGCGTTTGTTATGTTGGTGGCGTAGATGCCTCAATGAATCCAAAAGACACGCGCACAGACGCGCAAAAGGAAACGTTGAGGTGTTTGTTGATTGACCTATTGATACGTTACCCGAACGCGGTGATAATCGGCCACAGAGACTTGAGCAGTAAATCATGCCCATCCTTTGACGCTAAAACAGAATACGCTGATCTAAACACTAAACAATAGCGTCACCGTAAACGAATAAGCGATAGAAGTAAAGTAGCTTGTAATTCCTGCAACTGCCATCTGCCTTCTCGAAGCTGATAATAGTGCGCCTTGAAACACCGAACATCTTTGATTTTTCCTGCTGTGAAATATCTTGCACTTTCTGCACGATTTCAGAAACGTTGTTATCAAACTCTGTTTCAAATTGAAGGTTATATGCTTCTAAATCAGTCATTTATATTATGCAATTATTTACACTTTCTTTAGGCAATAGTTACAGGTAATACTACGTCCATTGGTCAGCTATCGCCTTCGCTATTCCTTCAAAGGTTTTGCTTCGGGCTTTACCCCTATCTTTATAAGGTACTAGGCTGGTTTCCCAAAACCACTTACTCCACTTTCTACCCGTTCCGCTAGTTACATACTCAGGTTCTACAATATCAGTCGGCTGTAATTTAGGTAGGTTCTTTAACCATAAGCAGGTTGCTTTAGCTAGGGGGTGTCCAAATTGCCAAGGTTGTATAATTTGCTCAGGCTTTCTTATTTCGCTGCTAATCATACTTATTGGGTTTTCAATAGCTATCTTATCTATTGGTGCGTCCATCAAAGCCTTCACAAATTTCAATGCAGCCTCCTTTTTCTGCCACCTATCTTCATTCCTACTACCATCTTTGTTGTACAGCCATCTAGCTCCACTAACTGCAAGGTATGTACATGGCGGGTGTGCAATCATCATGTCCCAATGTTCTCCGTAAGCGGTTTTTAGTGCATCACCTTTTATATGCCATTCGGGATGCCCTCCGCTACATTCTTGCACATCACAAGAGTATGCTTCATGTCCTAGTTTTCTTAATTCTTTCGTTACCGCTTGGCTTTCCTCACAAGCTACTAATATTTTCATATCTATTTGTATTTAATTATTTAATCCGTACTACCTGTAACAACGTGTATAATTCATTTTCGTACCTCAAACGAAATCATACACAATTCCGTTGGTGGTCATTGCTTTCCCATATCAAGCGTTCTGCCCATGTTCAATGCACTGTCAGTATTTACATCGTCATCATCTGGCAACGCCACTTCGTTACCACCAACACCACCTAAACCAACAGATTTAACTTGTTCTACATGATCGTCAATGGCCTGCCGTAATTCTTCCATAAGTTCATGGATGGGCGTGTTAGGGTACTCTTTCTGAAACTTCTCAGCGAAGTTCAAAGCTATTTCATGTGATGTCGATGTCATGGTATTTAGTTCTGTGATTATTTACCCGTTAAATCCGTTTTTTAGCCGTGGCCGTTGGCGTAAATTGCTATTGGTTTATACGCGAATCGTTGACAAACATAATACTTATCTTTAACCTGTGCAAATAATTTCACAATGACCGATAGAAAAAAGTGATTAACTTTGCATTATGGCAACAATACAGGCAACACTGAATATCACGAGCTTGCCATGCTTCACACTACATTCGATAAGAATTGAATAACTTAGCAAAAGACCTTATAAGCGAATATCTCCCCTACCTGATAGCATTCCTACTTGGAGTAATAGTTGCGTGGAAAGGGTGCGGTAACACAAGCGGTAATCCTGTTACCACTATCATCGAAAAGCCAGTGCCAGTCATAGAATATGTAGACAGATGGAAAGAGAAGCCCGTTAGATACGTTGAAACGAAAGTTGTTACCGTACATGATACCGTACAAGTAACCGTACATGATTTTCGCTTAGATACGTTGTTTTTGATTGATACGGTAAAGATAGTAGAGGCTTGGCTTACTGAAGTTACCAAATACGACACTACGGCATCTTTTGAAACAGCGGATGTAAGGTTACGCTGGCAGAACTACCAAAATGTAAGCGAGAACTTAGTCATAAGCCACTTACCTAAGAAAGTGGTAGGTGCAAAATTTGCACTTGGCATACATGGTAATGCTGGTCTGATATCAGACTTTGAGTCAACTTATGTTCCGCTTATGGGGCTTGGTGTTCAGGCAACTGTTAACAAGAATTATTTCAGGATAGACTACGGATTCAATGGAGACCATTATGTTGGTATAGGTGTCGGCAGGAATATTATCTCAAGATAGTTCGTATCTTTGATGGTATGAGAGCATCAACATTCATCTGCACGAACATAGAGGAAATTGAAAGGATCAAAGAGGAAAATGAAAAGCTTAACCTGCCAAGCCCTCAGCCACTACCAGACCCAACTTACGAAGAATCAATAGGCTGGTTTCATATTGAAGATGTTACAAGAGCTTACACAAGGATAGTTAACCGTATGGCGGTGGTGACGCTCCTGTTCTCTGATGGATCATACATGGATGTTAAGATGACCTCTGAAATAGAGGAAATGCTAAACCTTGTTTTCAGAAATACTCTTTAACCTGTCCGCCTCTCTCAGGTCTTTGCTTATCATTACACCTGGGTCTATCTCAAAGTATTTGGAGAAGAATGTTATCTCCACAAGCGATGGATAAATTGCGTGTTCAGAACCCCACTCGTATAACCTTCTTGGCCTGAATTTAAGACCCATCTCATTTAGCCAACTAAGCATATCCTTTACCTTGAATCCTTTCTTCTCGCACATGTAAAGGATGTTTTCCTTGAACTGTCTTGCAAGGTCTTCAGACTGATCGAAAGCCTCCCTTGTCCACAAAGGGTTACGGGACTGCATCTTCTCGTACACCTCATCGGTTATCTTGAGTTTGATCTTTTTATACGCCATGCTTAAAGATACTAAAAAGCCCCATCATTACGACAGGGCTTTCTAACTAATTGATAATCAAGCACTTATCAAAATGGGAGTTGATCTTCATCCTCATCAATTCCCGCAGCAACTGGCTGCGCTTTCTTCTCTGCGCCTCCAAGCATGGTAAGGTCACGCACCT